TAGAAGGAGCTAACTAATGGTTACATGGACAATCTCAACGCTTGAACGTGAGCTATCTGACGGCGGGGTTTTTATTGCCCATTGGCGCTGCACCGCAGTTGACGGAGACTACTCTGCATCATCATACGGCACTTGCGGCTTTACCTATGACGCATCAAGCCCTGACTTTACGCCTTACGACGACTTAACGGAGTCTCAGGTATTGGGCTGGTGTTGGGCAAACGGTGTCGATCAGGACGCTATTGAGGCATCGCTTGCAGCCAAGATTGAAAGCGACAAGAATCCAACTCAGGCTAATGGAGTGCCTTGGTAATGGAATTACTCTGGGATATCTTCAACTGGCTAACTGCTGCGGTTACGTTGGCCTCGGTGGTGAGTGCTATGACGCCTACGCCGAAGGACGATGCGATTGTGGCAAAGGCTAAGAAGTTTCTTGATCTGCTCGCAGTCAATATCGGGCATGCCAAGAACAAGGACGCCTAATGCTTTATGACCGCGCTAGATGCAATTAATGTGTTATGGCCCGTCGCGGTCGGGTTTGTAACCCTTGTGATTATACTGGCAAAGATGCACGCTGACATCGAGCAGATTAAGGAGAAGGTGCGAACCCTCTTCGATTTGTGGAATAACCGTGATAAATAGCCATGACAGAGCTATCAGAAAATACAACAGTCGAGATCCCTTTGCGGAACTTGGTTGCTTTATCCGCTGGCATTGTCATGGCGACTACTGCGTATGTCACGCTTGATACCCGGATTACCGGGGTTGAGCACGGACACGAGATGCACCAGATGCAGATCCAAGACAACGCCGATTTTGTTCGGGAGTGGCCGCTTGGTTTGCGAGGTGCGTTGCCTGATGATCTGATCCAAAACGCTAAGATTATGGCGTTAGAAGAAAAGATCAAAGAAATGAACGACATCGAAAAAGACATGCGTGCGATGGAAATTGAACTTGGCCGCTTACGCAGCCACACCGAAACACAGGAACAAAAGATAGAAACGCTTTTTGAACTGTGGAATAGTAAAGTCGCTAAAAACTAGGAGACTAATATGAGTGAAGTGGAGCAACAAGAAGTGCAAGAAGCGCAAGAACAACAAAAAGCACAGCCCGTCATCGTTGTAATCGACGACCAAGAATATGACATGAACGAGCAAACAGATGACGCTAAGCAGCATTACGTAGAAGTCGTCAACTTACGTAACCAGATTGCAGAAATACAGAATCAAGTAGCGTCAGCACAACGACAAATGGTCAACCTTCAGGTTGCACTTAACTATAGACAGAATGCACTTAAAGAATCCATTGTGATTGTTGAAGAAGTAGAAGAAGCGGCAGGCTAACATGGCTGAAATATCGTCAATAACGAGGGTTGGCACCAGCGAGCCTTTCGAGCTTCAAGTAGCTAGAGGGCAAATTGCTTGGCATTACCCACTTTTTAAGTTCGGTAATAACTCTTCTGTTACTGATAGTATAGCAACCATATGGGCTGAAGGTGGCTTATATAGTTATTTAACTTCTGCAACCGTCCTTAAAGTTTCTAGTTCTTCGACAGATGATACTTCTGCTGGAACTGGAGCAAGGACGGTTCAGTTATATGGCCTTGATGGTGACTACAACGAAATAACTGAAATTGTAACCCTGAACGGGCAAACCGCAGTCAACACAACCCAATCGTTTTTGAGGATTAATAGAATGATTGTTCGTTCTGCGGGTTCGGGGGGCGCAAATGCTGGAGTTATTTACGCGGGCACAGGAACGGTAACGACTGGGGTTCCAGCAAATGTATACGCAAGCATTAATGGAGTTACTGGTTCAAATCAAAGCCTAATGGCTCTTTGGACAGTGCCTGCGGGTCACACTGGGTATATGCTTCAATATGATGTATCGAATGGAACTACCTCCAACACCCCTGCGGTATGCAAATTAATTTTGGCGGTCAGGCCATTCGGAGAAGTATTTCAGTCAAAGGACGTTAAGTCTTTGACAACAGGTATGCATATTGAAGAATCCTTTACGATCCCACAAAAATTTACAGAGAAGTCGGACATCGAAGTACGGGCAGTATCGTCATCTGCTTCCGTCACTTTCGACATTTCTGCTGCGTTTGAGATTGTATACATTAGGAATAGTTCATGAACATTGCAGAGGAAGCCCTAAAAAAGATTGAAATCCATGAAGCTGAGTGCAAGATCCGGTACCAGAACATAGAGAAACGGCTTGACGAAGGAGGCCTTAAGTTCCAACGACTAGAACGCATGGTGCTTGCTATATATCCGTTTATTCTAGGGGCTATCGTATTTGCTGAATGGATGAGGATGTAGTATGAAATTCGGTGCGATTAAAGGTTTGATTGGGGCGGTCGCCCCGACACTTGGGCAGGCTCTTGGTGGGCCTCTTGGTGGTACCGCAGCACAAGCCATTGCGCAAGTCTTAGGGTGCAAGCCTGATGAGAAGAGCATTGAGAAAGCCGTACAGACTGCGACGCCCGAACAACTTGCGGAGATCAAGAAGGCGGAACTGGACTTCGAGGCACGGATGAAGGAGTTAGATGTTGATGTTTTTGCACTTGAAACAGCAGATATTCAAAACGCTAGACAAGCTTTCCAAGGCGATTGGACGCCACGTTTTATTGCGATTACATGCGTTCTTTTCTTCGGAGGATACATCGCAATGGTCACAATACAAGATCCCGCTGCTAATGATGACGGCATTGTTAATCTTGTGCTGGGCTATCTCGGGGGTATTGTCTCATCTATCATAAGCTTTTATTACGGCGCATCGCATAAGCACGACCAATGAGTTACAGAATACGAGAATTACTTAAGCGGCATGAAGGGGTAAAAACCCATGCCTACAAAGATCATCTAGGCTACGTCACAGTGGGTGTAGGACGTTGCTTAGAAGAAGGTATTGGGCTTGGTCTATCTGACGACGAGATCGACTACTTATTACAAAACGATATAGATCGGTGCCGAAAAGAGCTAGATACGGAATATGAATGGTTCGACGACTTAGATTCTGTACGCCAAGAAGCATTGATTAACTTGTCGTTTAATATCGGCCAAACCAGACTTAGGGGCTTCGTCAAGGCTTTAGGGCACATGGCCGAAGGTAGATACGTAGAGGCTGGGGACGAGTTTTACGACAGCAAGTGGGCCACGCAAGTAGGCGACAGGGCCTTAGAAGTCTGCCAGATGATCAAGTCCGGCGAATACCAGAAGAGGTAGATATGCGAGTAAGTCACGAGCCAAAAGAGCTAGAAGGGGGGAACGTAGACCCTGCTCACGATATAGAAATCGTATGTGCTGCCTGTGGGTTTGACCTAGACGAGTCGGAACTAGAAGCCGACACCTGCTCCGATTGTGGGGCTACCTTAAACCTAAAGCAGAATGTCGCTATCAAAGTTACTACGCTACCTCCGGTCTTCGGTGAAACTTTATGATGGGTGATGTATGCCACTACAAAAACTACAGATAAAGCCCGGAGTTAATCGAGAGAACACTCGGTACACAAGCGAAGGCGGTTGGTACGACTGCGATAAAGTCAGGTTCCGTCAGGGCTACCCCGAAAAGATTGGCGGCTGGCAGCGTATATCCACTACGTCGTTTCTTGGCGTATGTCGTTCGTTATGGAACTGGATTACGTTAGGCAGTATCAATCTTATTGGAGTAGGCACTAATCTTAAGTTCTATCTGGAAGAAGGCGGTGGGTATAATGATATTACGCCGATCCGAGCTACGACCGCTGCGGGAGATGTTACTTTTTCTGCTACTTCAGGTAGTTCTACTATAACGGTTACTGATGCTGGTCACGGTGCGATTACTGGGGACTTTGTGACGTTTAGCGGGGCGGTCTCTTTAGGCGGTAATATAACCGCTGATGTACTTAACCAAGAGTACCAGATCGACAACGCAGTAGACGCTAGTACATACTTGATTACTGCTAAAGATACGTTAGGTAATACGGTAACAGCAGATGTTTCGGACACTGGCAACGGTGGTGCTTCTGTAGTCGGTGAATATCAGATTAACGTCGGATTTCCTTACGCTATTCCATTAACTGGATGGGGTGCAGGAACTTGGGGGTCTGGTACGTGGGGTACAGGGACAGTATCGACGAACGCAATCCGTTTATGGAGCCAGTCTAATTTTGGAGAAGATCTTATTTTTGGACCTCGTGGTGGGGCTATCTACTATTGGGATGCTACTAGCGGGGTATCTACTCGGGCGGTCCTCTTATCCAGCTTGGGTGGTGCGTCAGATGTTCCGACCGACCAAAACTTTATTGTGGTGTCAGATATTAACCGCTTTGTGTTTTGTTTTGGTTGTAATGACATTGGCACTGCTACTTTCGACCCGATGCTAATCCGTTGGTCAGACCAAGAAGACGCCACTAACTGGACCCCAGCAGCAACGAATCAAGCAGGTAGCCTACGGTTATCACGCGGTACAGAGATTGTCACAGCATCACAAGCCCGCCAAGAAGTACTGGTGTGGACTAACTCGTCATTGTATTCCCTGCAGTATGTAGGCGCTCCCGCAGTATGGACCGCGCAGATCGTAGGGGAAAACATATCTGTTGCCTCACAAAACTGCGTCGCATACGCTAATGGGGTAGCTTACTGGATGGGTAACGATAAATTTTATATGTACGACGGGCGAACTCAGCCCCTCCGATGTGATCTGCGGAAGTACATATTTAACGACTTTAATCACCAGCAGTATCAACAGGTTTTTGCGGGTACCAACGAGTCATACCATGAAATTTGGTGGTTTTACTGTTCTGAAGACTCTACCGTTATCGATAAGTACGTTATCTATAATTACCTGCAAGATATATGGTACTACGGGAATATGTCTAGAACGGCATGGTTAGATTCTGGACTGCGGGACTATCCATTAGCTGCTACATATTCGTATAATCTAGTAAACCACGAGCAAGGTGTAGACGACAACGAGACCGGTACAGCGACAGCAATACCAGCGTCCATAGCAACAGCAGAGTTTGATCTAGATGACGGGCACCAGTTCATGTTTATTTGGCGCGTGCTTCCTGATATTAGGTTTACAGGGTCTACTGCAAGCAGTCCTAGCGCGGTGATGTCGTTATTACCTTTGGCTAATTCTGGTTCTGGATACAATTCACCGACTTCAGAGGGTGGATCAAACAATGGAAGTATCGTCAGAACGGCTACGTTGCCCATAGAGCAGTTTACTGGACAGCTTAATACTAGGGTACGGGGTAGGCAAATGTCGGTTAAAATCGAGTCTACGGACCTAGGAGTGGCATGGCAGTTAGGCAGTCCCCGATTTGATATGAGACCTGATGGGAGACGCTAATGGCGCTTCTGAAGGATTTTAAAATTAATTTTCGTGCTCCGGCATTGCCGTACGCGCCCAATACGTACATAGCTAGTGCTTTCGAGGCTATTAATAACGTACTGCGTCTATACTTCAACCAATTAGATCAAAGCCTTAAAACAGTTAACGATAAGGCCAGTCGGACTTGGACAGAGTACGCGAGCAACTACAGTAGTGCCCCTACACTCCTAACGACTATAGCTGAAGGGGATGTCTACGAATACACTTATGCTGACGGCACTGCATATAGACTTGTTCCTAGCGGTGCAGCAGAAGATGCTTTTTATAATACTTTTTCAGGTGGCGTTTTATCCGACAAGATCGTCGGGCGTGGGATGAGTCTCTAATGGCGGCTGCAAGCTATACAACAGACTTATCTGCAATCATTGATGAGAATACTGGCAGCACCGCCAACTTTACCCTTATCACTGACGGCGGCGGTGGTCAGAATGCTATTACCGTGGCAGATGCAGATGACTTCATTGAGGGGACTAGCTGCGCCTCACGTAACCCGTTTTCTAGCTCTGTGCGTGGGATTTACTACAACGGTGGTGCAACGGTTGCTTCAGGGGATGCGGTCTTTGTTTGGACAAAGGCTGACGTAGCTCAGGCCATTGCAGCTAAATCATCGGGCGGCATTCAAATCATCATAGGAAATAATGCCACCACTAAATCTCGCTGGTACGTAGACGGCAATGACACTTACCAGATCGGCGGATGGAAATGCTACCCGATTGACCCAACAGTCACGGCAAGCACCGGATCTCATACGGCTACCGATATCGTGGGGTGTATGTGGAACGTTCCGTCAACAGGCCCATCAAAAGGTCAGCCATTCAAGTTGGACGCAATACGCCACGGTCGATCTCTGATTATTACTGATGGCGATTTGGCTAACGGATATGCGACATTCTCAGGGGCAGCAACGTTTGATAACTCTACGACTCGCCAGTGGGGTCTGCTACGTTACGGAAGCGGTGTATATACATTCCAAGGCTTGCTTCAGTTAGGCTCAACAGGTGGAAACAGCGTTGACTTTCGGGACAGCAACAAGGCTTGCTTCGTCGCTGAGACAGATTTCGTAGGCAGTACGTTTAACGGTATTGAAGTTCAGAATGCCGCCAGTCGTGTAGATTTCACAGGCATCTCTATCAATGCGCTGGGAACTGTTAGTAAAGGTTATTTTGAGGCGGTTGATAACGCTGATATTAATTTAGATTCTTGTGCATTTCGGGATATGGACACGTTTATATTCCAATCAAATAGTTCAGTCGTAGACACAACCTTTGCTCGTTGTAATCAGGTGACGCTAGGCGGTGCCACAATGACTGGTTGCATTTTCAACGCAAGCACCGCTACCACAGCTTTGCTGGCAGGGTCATCTGTAACAACAATATCAAACCTGCAATTTATTAGCTCTGGCACTGGCCACGGCCTAGAGATTACGGGCGGCACTAGCCATACATTGACCAATATTAGCTTTACAAATTACGCGTCCAGTAATGGCTCAACTGGAAACGAAGCCATCTACGTCAACATAAGCAGCGGTAACGTCACGATCACGTCTGACACAGACTTTAGCTACCGGACGGCAGGTGCTACGGTCATAAAAAACATCGGGCAGAAGACACTTACAATATCAAACGTGGTAAGCGGGTCTGATGTTGTAATAAAATCGTCAGGGACTGTCACTAAGTTACAAGACGATCAAGACATCGCGGGGACGTCATCCAGCTACAGCTATACTTACAGCGCTGGGACGTTTGTTGACGTTGCTGTTTACCGTGAAGGGTATATCCCTTACTACGTGAACGGATTTGAATTAGGGCCAAACGGCGGGACTATACAAGTCAGCCAATCAATCGATAGAAACTACGTCCCTTAAGGAGACACATAAATGGCAAAAATTATAGATGGTGATGATCTCTCAGTCGGTGGGGCAAGTTTCACTGGCGAAATTAGTGGTACTACCCTTACTGTAACCGCTGTCACTTCGGGCTTTATCGATGTGAACGCTGTGATTTCCGGGTCGGGTGTTACCGCTGGAACAATTATCACGGCCCAAGGTACAGGCACAGGCGGAACCGGAACTTACACGGTGGATCAATCGCAAACCGTAACGAGTACCGCAATGACAAGTGCAGGTAACTTGACTATTGACACAACGGTTAGGGATTTTACCTTCAATGCTGGAGTTGGTGCTCTAGTCGCGAAGGATGGGGTAACGTTACAGGCGCTCTATTCAAAATTTGTCAAACTCTGGGAAACAAGTTATTACAACGCGTTCCCATTCCCGATGTATGCAATTGACGCCAAATCAGGCCAGTTTGAATTCGGCTTTGACGGATCAAGGTACAACGCATGGCATCCCGACAACACCGACTCAGACGCTACGCGATATATGCTCCGCGATGGTGGCTGGAACGAATACCGACCAACTACACCCGACACGGCTGGCACAGATTCAAGTGGTGATCTAGCCCGACGTTATGTAGGCATCGTGTCTCTGGGTGAGGT